TGCTGCTAAACCCAAGAGAAGGGACTGGATTGAAAATTATTTTGTCCAAGCAGCAGCATATGCTTGTATGTTTTATGAACTTACAGGAATACCTGTGAAGAAACTTGTCATTCTTATGACATGCGAGAACGGAGAGGTGACAGTTTACGAAGAGTATGATAAACTAAAGTATATGAGACTACTGGTAAAGTACATTGAAAAATTTGTGGAGGACAAACTTAGTGGCATCTGAATCCAAACAAGCAAGAAGAGAACTCTTGAAAAAGAACTTTCTTTGTCAAGATAAATTCTCTAATGACATTGAGATGCTTGTCAAGCATAACAATGAAATGGATTACATAGAGGCAATCTGTCACTACTGTGAGGAGAATAATATTGAGATTGAAAACGTAACGAAACTGATATCAAAACCATTGAAAGAAAAGTTGAAATGTAATGCAACTGAACTAAACTACCTAAAGAAAACATCACTCGCCCGATTTGCTATTTGAATTATGCATCTTGTCATGACCCCCTTTGATACTTACAAACAATATTTGGCATACAAAAATCATTTTACAAAAGAAAAGTATGACTACCATAAGTATGGTGGTCAATCAAAAGCAAAGATAGACGCATTCTATAAACGTAAAGATAGATACTGGTTCGAGAAAACATCAAGAAAGTACAGCGATGAAGAGGTCTGTGATTTCTTTCTCGCTAATTTTGTAGCGACAGATAATCCACAAGGATTATGGATAGGAAATATTATACGATCAGGTGAGGGTGTGTATAAACAATGGCAAAAGAGACAGCAGAGTTTGTTTTATGATTTCAAACAACAGTCAGAGGATATTATGGATGAATATGATCTTGATACATTATTCAGTCCATCAAAAGGACATCCACCATTGCTAAAAGAACATTTGGGTGGTAGAATATCTGTAGAACAAATGTGCATCTACGAAAAGTTATTTTCTTTTTGTGATGACTACGATAAAAACCTCAAAGATCCTGTATGGAAAACAATTTCGATGAAGATAAGGAAGTATCTTCCATTTCTAAATATCGACAAGAACAAATACAAAAAGCATATGTTGTCAGTAGTGAGGGAAAAAAATGAGTAAATTTTTTGATTCTCCTATCATAAAGGACGAGATGCAAGAGATCATGGACATTCAAAAAGAATTGTATTCAGTGATTCTAGAATTTCCAAAGATGAGTGACGAAGCAAAGTGGGAGCATATTGAAACGATAAAAGAATTGCTTGAGAAGCAAGAGATTATGTGGGCAAGGATAAAGTTATCTGATGATCCACAGGCACTTGAGATGAAGAAGCAACTGGAGAGAGGATCTAATCAATTAGGTTTTGGTGATTCAGATCTTAGCACAATATTTACTAACATGAAAACCACACTCAACCAAGTTCAAAAAAATCTAAAAAGATAATGTCATTTCTTGTACATAATTTACCACCTTTCTCGGTGTATGTGAAAAAAGAATTCTTATATGACCATCAGAAAGGTCATGGTGAGATAGTACCAGGCACATGGATTTCAGTCAAGAGTGTCCAACACAAGGCATTGTACTTCGAGACATTACTGTATGATTACGGTGCACTCTTCGACAAGTTACCAATCAGTGCTTTTGTATGGAAGAAGGATTATGATGTTGATAATCAATTGCCTCTTGACCACTTACAAATATGGGATTGCTTTGATTATGACCTGACTGTTATAGAGAAACCATTGCTCAATCGGTGTGAGTTTTTCGGTAAAGATAGACAGATGCATAAGGGACAGTATTGTTTTACTATTGATAATTGCCACTCACAGTCATCTACACTGAACACAAATTACAGTCAAGATGATCCAGAGCACAAGTCATTCAATTGTATTGCACTAGACAATGGACAGTTTGCTTTACAACCCAACAATAGAATCATATGGAAAGATCAAAGTTTGATTGCAGATGAAACTATACCACCTGATTTTGAGGTGTGCTCACAAAATTATATGGTTGAAAATTCTGACAAATGGTCTGTAGGACACACTACAGAATGGGCATACAAATCCAAGTGTGAAGAAGGTGACAATACGGTTGACAACACCTAAATAGTTGTTTATAATAACCTTTGTACATGCAAGGGATCAATCCCATAATCTACTCAATCCGAAGAATCCAACGAATCAAATTTATGTCATTCTCAAATCTAAAAAAACAATCTAAACTAGGCAGTCTTACTTCCAAACTCACTAATGAAATAGAAAAAATGAGCAAGAGCACCAAAGGTGGTGCAGACGAAAGACTATGGAAGTTAGAGGTCGATAAAGCAGGTAATGGATATGCTGTTATCAGATTTTTACCTGCACCTGATGGTGAAGAATTACCTTGGGCAAAACTCTACTCACATGCTTTTCAAGGACCTGGTGGTTGGTACATAGAGAACAGTCTTACTACTCTTGGTGGTAAAGACCCAGTATCAGAATATAATAGACTACTATGGAATAGTGGTATCGATGCAGACAAAGAATTAGCACGTAAGCAGAAGAGAAAACTATCTTACACTGCAAACATATATGTTGTAAAAGACCCTGCTAACCCACACAATGAGGGTAAGGTATTTTTATACAAGTTTGGTAAGAAAATTTTTGATAAACTCACTGCAGCAATGCAACCTGAGTTTGAGGACGAGGAAGCAATCGATCCATTCGATTTCTGGAAAGGTGCTAACTTCAAGTTGAAAGCAAAGAACGTAGCAGGTTACAGAAACTATGACAGTTCTGAGTTTGCTGCTGTTAGTCCTTTACTTGATGATGACGATGCACTTGAAGCAGTATGGAAGAAGCAGTACTCACTGGTTGAGTTCACTAATCCAGATCAGTTCAAATCATATAACGAACTACAAACACGTTTAGATTCTGTACTGAATAATAAGACATCTGTAGCACCAGAGGTTAGACAAGAGGAGGAGGTTATTACTGCACCAGTTTCACTTGAGTCAGTCACCGCCCCAGTTGGAGCAGGTGCAGGTGCAGGTGATGATGATGCACTATCATACTTTCAAAAGTTAGCAGAGGAGTAATCCTTACCAAAATCAACCTTTGAATTACAGAAATGGCGGAAAAAAACTCCGCCATTTTTTTGCCCCTTAAGTTTTTTATGAACATAAAAATAATAAAAACAGGTATTGACCCAAAACCCTTTTTGGATCAAATTACGGAAAATGACTGGAATTGGGTTTCTAGACAAAAAGGTCTAGGTGGCGATACTAACCCATATGGGTTTTTACCGCTTATCATGGCAAAAGTCAGGAGAGGTGAAGATCCACATGATGTGGACAGGCAAGGTAGAACAGCATTATATCAAAATTACACATCTGTACAAAAATTCTGGAACGAGTGGAATATAGCAGAAACAGGTAGAGCAGCATTTTTCAGACTCAAACCTGGCAATCGAGTTCACTCACATATTGATAGAGGGTTATATTACCAAGACAAGGACAGATATCATTTATCTTTAGCGGGAACTTATGAATATACAGTGGGTGAAGAGAAAATGATAGTAGAACCTGGTACATTTTTTTGGTTCTATAATAAGATACCTCACTCAGCGATAAACGTGGGTGAGGTAGATCGAGTTTCTTTAGTTTTTGATGTTCCTCATAATGAGAGGAATCCACATCATCTATCTGGGTGACAATATTCTTAGATTATCTCCTTTCTTGAGTCTCTTATTAATGAATTGAGAAGAATCAGTATATGTCATAATTTCCTTCATATCATTCATAATAATATCTAAATATTCTTTTCTAAGTGTAAATATATTGCGTTTTTTGTCATTTTTTTGAACTTCAAAATCATAATGAGATACTGAATCTAATACAAAAGAACCTGATTTACTCTCATTCAGACCAAACTCAGAATAATGAAAAACAAAATTTGAATCAACTATTTGACCTTTTTCAAGAATTATCTTATTATCACTATCTCTTATCTCTTTTGTTTCATAGTGTTTGATTGATGCCAATCTTTCTGGTGTATATTTGTCATTTAGATAAACGTTGAAGTCATTTCCGTTCATTGGCCACTCATCTCTGACACTTATGATATTGTTTGATAAAAGAACCACCCAATCCAACTCTGCATCATCATATAATTCTTGTGCCACATTATCTGGTCTATCATCACCTTGAATACTGAATTTTGAGAAA